CTTCTATGCCGCTGCCGAGCTGGCCGACATGGCGCGCGACAGCTCCGCCACCAATGACGAGGCCGACCGGATCGAGGAAGAGCCGCAGGTCGCGGCCGAGATGAAGCGCATCGGCCTGCATGCCGTCCGCGACATGCTTGGCACCACGCGCGTCGCGGTGGAGCTGATCTGATGGCAGATCTGACCACGGTCGAAACCGCCATCGGCGGCGAAACGCTCGATCACCTGTGCTGGCGCACCCTCGGCTCGGCCGACGCGATCGAACAGGTTCTCGCCCTCAATCCACGACTGACCAGCGTCGTGCTGCCGGAGGGCGCAGCGGTCATCCTGCTCGCGCGCTCGCCTTCGCCCCGCATGCTCGAAACTGTCCAATTGTGGAGCTGAAGCAAGTGACCGACTGGCGTGATTTTCTTTTCTGGTGGTTTTGCTCGCTGCTCGCGGGGGCGACGGTGGTGGGCGGCAAGCTCGGCGTCCTCTTGTGGAAGATGGCGCCGGACCCCCCGAGCGATCCGGTGCTTGCCGCCCACTGGCGCCGCCGGCGCCGCTGGCTCGCCTATGCCGAACTGTCGGCGCTGCCCGCCTTCGCGACGATCGCGATCGCCATCACCGTCCATCGGCAGGCCGAACCGATCCTGTCGGTGCTGATCAGCATGGCTCTGGGCGCGGTCGGCTTCACGATGCTGCTCGACGGGGTGCAGTGGCTTTTCCGCCAGCGGCTCGGCCTGCCCGATGCGCCCGGCGGCACGCTTTCGGGGGGCGACAACTCCAATGGAGGCAATGGCTATGGCTGATCTTCCGACCCCAATCCTCATCCTCGTCCTGCTCGCGTCGATCTTTTCGGTCGCCGCGGGCGTGAAGGCCGTCTGGCACAATTGCCAGCTTCGGCGCGGCGGCGAACGCCCGCTCGGCCTCTATTCGCAGCTCCGCAGCCACCAAAAGGGAGACAGGCCATGAACCCGCAGATTGCGGCCATGATAGACGGCATCATCGGGCGCGAGGGTGCATATGTAGACCACCCGTCCGACCCCGGTGGCGCGACCATCTGGGGCATGACCGAGCGTGTCGCCCGCGCCAATGGCTACACCGACGACATGCGCGTCATGCCGCAGGCGGTCGCCCGCGATATCTACTACCGCGAATATATCGTGAAACCGGGCTTCCTCAGCATCGCCGAAATCGACCCGGCGGTTGCCGAGGAAGTGATCGACAGCGGCGTCAACGCCGGTCAGAAGCGCGCTGCTCTGTGGTTTCAGCAGGCGCTCAACGTCCTCAACCGGCGCGGCGTCGATTTTGGCGACATCACGGAAGACGGCATCATCGGGCGCGGCTCGATCGCCGCCTTTCAGGCCCTGCGCCGCAAGCGCGGCGATTCCGGCGCGCGCCGCCTGATGCTGAAGGCGCTCAACGGCCTGCAGTTCATGCACTATTACGGGCTGGCTAAGGGCGGCACCAAGTTCGAGGACTTCATGCCCGGCTGGATCGATGGCCGTATCGGGGTGCTCGGCTGATGGTCTCCTTCGGCACTCTCGCATCGCTTGGCGGCGCCGTCGCCTTCATCGGCCTGTCGGTGGCGCTCAAGGGGCGTCCGCTGCTCTGGCTCGTCGATATCGTCGACTGGCTGACCGAACGCCCGGTGCGCCTGCTGGTCGCGGTCCTCGCCATCGCGGCGATCGGCGGCTGGTGGTCCGCCTGGTCGATCGATTCCGCGCGCGACACGCTGCGCACCGCGCTGCAGGCCGAGCGCGAGGCCCACACGAAGACCAAGGAACGCGTCGCCGCCGCGGCGCTCGGCGTGCAGGATCTGGCAGATTCCAACAAGGTCGATGTCGAAACCAAGTGGCGCGACCAATATAAGGAGGCCCAACATGCGAATGCAATTCTTCGCGAGCGCAATCGCGCTCTGCTTGCTCAGTGGCTGCGGCCTGAAACCGATCGAGCCGATCCGGGTCGCACCGGCGAACCCGGTCTGTCCTGCCCTGCCGCCATGCCCCAAGGATCTGTGTACGATGCCGGAACGGCCGTCGTTCCTGTCGCCGACCTTGCCCGCGCTGCCGATGCCTTCGCCCAGCTAGAGGCGCTGATCGGCTTCGTCACGGCGGCGCAGGCCGTGCCGACCAGCCCGCCCGTCGCGCCGGCGGATCCCGCGGCACCCTGATGCTCAAGCCCGCCGCCATCCGCGCCATGCTCGCCGCCAGCCTTCCCGAGCTGGCGCGCGATCCCGAGCGGCTGCGCATGTGGATCGACAAGGGCAGCGTCCGCACCCGCCAGACCGACAGTTTTTCGTTCGAAATCGCCTATCGGCTCAACATCGTCGTGATCGACTGGACGCATGCGCCGCTGATCCTGTTCGCGCTGCTCAACGAATGGCTGCGCCGCTACCAGCCCGATCTCGTCGCCAGTCAGGCGGCGCCGGGCTACACCTTCGAAGCCGATATCATGACCAACGGCGCCATCGATCTGGCGATCGACCTCGATCTGACCGAGGCGGTGCGCAGGGTGCCGAAGGACGACGAATCCGGCTGGGACATGCAGATTGTCGAGGAACCCGATTGCTTCCCCGATGAATTTGCGCCCGAACCGCCGGTGCCGCTCAAGGAAATCTGGTGGAAGGGCGAACGGCTCGTTCCGCTCGACGCGCCTTGAGCGACAATTTCGATCAGCTCGCACCGTGGGTCGCCGCGATCGCAGACCGCTTCGGCGACGGCAATATGCGCAAGATCGCGCGCAAGATCGGAATGGCCCTCCGCCGCGTCAACGCCGCGCGCATCGCCGCGAATGTCCAGCCGGACGGCTCGGCGATGGAGCCGCGCAAGAAGCGCCCGCTGCGCGACCGGAAAAAAGATCGCGTCCGCAACAAGGGTCGCATGTTCCCCAAGATCAAGCTGGCGCGCAACATGACTGTCGATGCGTCGGCCGACCAGGTGGAGCTGCGCTTCGCGCCCAAGGTCGCCCGCACCGCAGAGGTCCACCATTTCGGCCTGCGCGACCGCGTCGCCCGCTTCCGCGGCGCCCCGCAGGTCCGCTACCCCGCGCGCGAGCTGCTAGGCTTCGGCGCGGCGGATGACGATGCCGTGCTAGCGGCGGTGCTGGAATCCGTCGTCAAATAAGATGTCCCACGCAATGCGCCGGCGTATGCGGCCCAGCAAGCATTAAGCTGGGCCGCAAGCTCGCAAGTCTTTGAGAACCTATCGGCTCTAAGGACAGTGCGGGAGGTACAAGAGGTTGTTGAACAAATAAGAATCCGCCTTCGTTTTCAGGAAGCGGCGTTTCGTTACCGGATGCTCATCAACCACTATAAGTGCCACTTCACCATTCACCATGGTGAAGAAAATATCATCCCCGGAATCGATTTTGCGAATTATGGTGTCGATCCCGTACCACCACACTTCTGGGTAGGTGCCGCCCAAACCCTGAATTCTGCGGTCAGTATCAGCATTATCAGGAGTGTGGCAGTCAGCTCGATACGTAGTCATGCGATTTGGCTCCTCAGCCGTTTATCGCAATCGCCTTGACCCGTCGCCACATGAGAGTAGGATACTCCCGCACTAGAGCTAGTCCGCTGGCGATTGCGAGATCGTTGCGGATGATCGGGCGGGAGCTGGCAGGCTCCCGCCTTTTCTGTGTCAACTGTGCACTATCTGTTCTCACGGCGGAAGAGTCGAGTCCCAAGCGTCGGCGTCCGCAACAAAGTTAACGAAGTGTTGCGGAAAAGCACCACTGGGACATGCGCATGTCTTTATATGCACCGAAATCCTTATGTTTTGAGGACTCAGAAATCTCACCAGATCGGCGTTTTACTTTTAGAGCTACAGGCCAATTTTCGTTCGGAAAAAGCGGCCTTTGAACTTACCCGGCGGAATTGCCGAACTCTTAATTGTGGCTCCGCTCATATGCTGAGCGCCGCAAATGCAGAGGGCTTTCCATTTTTAGGAAGTTAGTTGCCAATTTGGTGGTTCGCCTGCTCATGTATAACCCGCTTATACAGGAGCAACCCGTTGCGCGCTGATGGCGCCGGGCGATCCATGGCGGCATGTCCGCCACCTCCGCCACCGCGATCGATCTTTCCCGCCTTCCGGCGCCGCAGATCGTCGAGCAGCTCGACTATGCGGCGATCCTTGCCGACATGCGCGCCGACATGCTCGATCGCTTCCCCGATTTTTCGGCGGCGGTGGAATCGGACCCGGTGCAAAAGCTGCTGGAGGTTTGCGCCTATCGCGAGCTGCTGTTGCGCGCGACGTTCAACGAACGCGCGCGCGGATGCCTGGTCGCCTTTGCGGTCGGTGCCGATCTCGACAACCTCGGCGCGCTGCTCGGCGCCTATCGCCTCGAAATCACGCCCGCCGATCCGTTGAGCGGCGCGCCCGCGGTGATGGAATCGGACGCCGATTTCCGCCGCCGCATCATCCTCGCGCCAGAGGGCTATTCGGTCGCCGGTCCCGAGGGCGCCTATATCTTTCACGCGTTGTCGGCGGATCCCGATGTCCTCGACGCCTCGGCCACCTCGCCGACGCCGGGCGAAGTCGTGGTCACCGTGCTGTCGCGCACCGGCGACGGCACCGCGCCGCCCGAGCTGCTGGCGACCGTCGAAGCGGCGGTGAGCGCCGACGACGTGCGCCCGCTGACCGATCATGTCACCGTGCAGGGCGCCGATATCGTCGACTATGCGATCGAGGCCGAAATCGAGACCTTTGCCGGTCCCGACAGCATGATCGTCATCGCCGAGGCTGAGGCGCGGCTGGCCGACTATCTCGAACAGTCGAAGCGGCTGGGCCGCGACATCGTGCGGTCGGCGATTTTCGCCGCCCTGCATGCCGAGGGTGTCAGCCAAGTGACGCTGGCAAGCCCCGCCGCCGATGTCGAGCTGACGCGGACGCAGGCGGCGCACTGCACCGATGTCACCCTCAATTACGCCGGGACCGGTGAATGACCGACCGGCCCTCGATCCTGCCGCCGACCTCCACGGCGCTCGAACGCGCGCTTGAACAGGCGAGCGCCCGGATCGGCGATATCGACGTCGATCTGCCGACCCGGCTCTGGAATCCGGCGACTTGCCCCGCCGACATGCTGCCGTGGCTGGCGTGGGGCCTGTCGATGGACAGTTGGGACAACCGCTGGCCCGAACCGGTGCGGCGTCAGCGTGTCGCCTCGGCGATCGCGATCCAGCGCCGCAAGGGGACGGCGAAGAGCGTTTTCGACGTGGTCGACAGCTTCGGCGGGGCGCTCGTCCTCAAGGAATGGTGGCAATATGATCCGCCGGCGGATCCCCACACCTTTACCATCTCGCTGACCGTGGGCGGCGGGCTGGGGCCGCTGCCCGCCAGCTATATCGACGACATCATCGCCGAAGTGACGCGCACCAAGCCGGTGCGATCGCACTTCACCTTTACGCAGGGCCTCGAAGCGACCGCCGGCATCCGCCTTGCCGCCGTCGCGCGGCCCGCCCTGCTCACCCGCCTTACCGCCACCGCCGTCTGAAGGGTTCGCCATGGCCATCACCATTATCGTCACCAACGCCGGGCGCGACGCGCTGGTCAATGCCGCCAACACCGGGACCAATGCCGTCACCATTACGCAGCTCGGCATCACCGCAACCGCCTTTGCCGCCGATCCCGCGCAGCTTGCCTTGCCCGGCGAAATCAAGCGCATCGCCTCGGTCGCGGGGGTTGTCGTGGCCGACGATGCCATCCACGTCACCGCCAGCGACGTGACGTCCGACGCCTATACGATGCGCGGTTTTGGCCTGTATCTGGCCGATGGCACCCTGTTCGCCCTCTATGGGCAGGCGGGCGCGATCCTGAACAAGACCGCCGAATCGATGATGCTGCTCGCGGCCGACATCGCCTTTGCAGACATCGACGCGACGATGATCGAATTCGGTGATACCAATTTCGTCCTGCCGCCCGCGACGACCGAAATCCTCGGCCTGGTCGAACTGGCGACGACGGCCGAAGGGCAGGCGGGTAGCGACAACAGCCGCGTCCTTACCCCCTATGTCGGCAAACAATCGGTGCTGGGCTGGCTGTTGTCGCAGGATGGCGCGGGAAGCGGCCTCGACGCCGATCTGCTCGACGGCCTTCACGCCAGCGCCTTCGCCCTCGCGGGCCATACGCATGGCACCATGGCGACGCAAAACGCCAATGCTGTTGCGATCACCGGCGGAACCTTGGGCAACGTATCGGTCGGCGTCGTTGATGGCACCGCGGGCGCGCCGGGCCTGTTCTGGAATGCCGACACCGACACCGGCCTATTCCGCGCCGCCGCGAATGCGCTGGCCATTTCGACCGCCGGAACCGAGCGCATGCGCATCGGGCCTGACGGCAAGGTCACGCTGAACGGCGCCACGGCAAATTATCTCTTGAACGTCGCTAGCCCGAACCCTCCTCGCGGGATCATCGCCGACATTTCAAACATCGCCGCCGCCGGCCTCAACGGTGCGATGATCTCGTTCACGCAAAACACGATCAACAACTGGTGTATCGGCCAGCCGCCGGGAGTTGACGGCTTTGGCTTTTTCGCCGGTCGAAACGGCGCCGCGGATGGTTCGGAGGTCGCGCGCTTTTCCACCGATGGCACCTTCCGTCCGGGGTCGAACAATGTCGGTGACCTTGGCACCAACGCGATCCGATGGCGCACGGCCTATCTGGTCGGTCTCGACGTTCAGACCGCCGCGGGAAAATTCAGCGTGGGAGCCGCCGGCGGCGCTTCGGTAAAGCTCACCAGCTCCGGGACCATGCAATATGAGACCGCCGCTGCCTCGTCGCATCAGTTCCTGATCAACGGAGTTGCCGCCGCCATCATCTCGGGAGCTGGCAATGTCGGCATCGGGACGACGGCGCCGGGGACGCCTCTGCACGTCATGGGCGGCTCCGGTCAATTCGCGACGTTTGGTAACAATAATGCGCGCGGCACTGGCAACAGCTATTTGGGCATCACCGACGCGACGGGGCGTAAAGCTTTCTTTGGCTATGGTGGCAACAACGACGACCTTCATATCATGAACGAGGTCGCCGGAAGGTTGGGCTTCGGCACCAACGGCGCCTTCCGATGGGTGATCAGCCAATCTGGAAACTTTGAGCCGAACGCAGGTGACGCCTACGATATCGGTTCGTCAGGTGCGCGGGTTCGGTCGGGGTATTTCAGCACCTCGCTCCAGATCGCCGGCAATGCCGCATGGCATGCCGGCAACGATGGATCCGGCAGCGGCCTCGACGCCGATCTGCTCGACGGGCTTCACGCAAGCTACTTCCTGCCCGCCGCGACCTTCTCGGCCGCTGAAATCCTGTCGCGCCTGCTCACCGTCGATGGTCCGGGCAGCGGCCTCGCGTCAGCATGGATAGCTACAGCAACGTCACCTATCCGATCAGCTTCGATTCCGTGCCGACGCCCGTCTTTCCGACGATCGACCAGATCGGCACCGCGTCGCAGCAGAACACGCTTCTCGCCAGCTCCACCATCTCCGGCTTCTCGGTCTATCAGGCCGGCGACATCAGCGGAACGCTCCCTTACCACGTCATCGGGAAGTGAAGACCATGCTCCTATTCTCCCCCTCCACCTGCGGCTTTTACGATCGCCGCGTTCACAGCAGCATCCCCGCCGACGCGATCGAGGTCAGCGAGGCCGAACGCGCCGCCGCGCTCGATGCGCTGGAACCCGGCTTGGCGATCGTCGCCGGGCCGGATGGCAAGCCCATTGCCGCGCCGGTTTCTCCCGAACCGGACGTCGCACTCGCTCTGCTGCGCGCGCGCCGCGACCAGCTCTTGCGCGACAGCGATTATACGCAATTGCCCGACGCCGACATGAACGCGGCCCTGCGCGCGCGATGGGCCGAATACCGGCAGGCGCTTCGCGATCTGCCGCTTTCGGTCGCGAACGGCGCGCCCGCCGACTGGCCCGTTTCCCCCGCTGCATAAAGGATCCGCACGATGACCGAACTCACCAGCTCCATCGGCCGCTTCAACGCGAAGACCGGCACCGTCCCCGTCACCTTCACCGCGGGCGCCATTGTTCATCGCCGCGACGTGCGCGCGGTGCTGACCGACGCGGGCAAGTGCGACCGCAAGAAGACCGCCGAACGCGTGGCAGAGGTCGCGCGCGGCGTCGCCGCCAAGATCGACCTTGGCGTCATCGTCGCTCCGCCGGTCGAAGAGGAAGGCGCCGCCGAATGATGCGCGCGCGCACCGACGAGGATGATTTCGACCCATCGGGCCTGATCCAGATCGGCACCGTCAAGTCGGTCGATCTCGCCGCCGCGCGCTGCATCGTCGAAACGGGCGACGTCGAAACTCCGCCGCTGCGCTGGATCGAAGGGCGCATGGGCGCAACGCGCATCTGGTCGCCGCCGAGCGCGGGCGAGCAGGTTCTGCTCATCTGCATGGATGGCGAGCTGGGCGGGGGGCTTGTCCTGCGCGGGATCCCGAGCGATGCGTTCGCGCCGGCGGGCAATAGCGCCGAAGAGCTGATCGCGTTCGCCGATGGCGCGCGCATCGCCTATGATCCCGAGGCGCATCGACTGACCGCGCTGCTTCCCGGCGGATCTACCGCCGACATCACCGCCGACCAGGTGAATATCACCGGCAATGTCGCGATCGACGGCGACGTGACCGTATCGGGCAAGCTGACGGCCGACGCGCTCTGGCACTACGCCGCCATCGACCGCGTCAGCAATGTGATGCGCCCCTATCTCGAAAGCATCGCCGCATGAGCCGCGATATCGCAGCCTCGATC